ATAGGTGCTGCTAGAACATTAGATGAAGCAGAAGATTTATTAAAGATAAGAGAAAAAGATTCTTTTGGAGAAAGTGGAAGTATTAGATACGTTATTAAAGAAATAGGTGCTGAGAATCCAGATCTATATGAGATGGTTCCTACATTTATAGCATCAGATGATGTCTTAAAGAAGTTTCTATTGCCAATGAAAGCTTATATGAACGTAGGTGGATTTGTAGATAAGACCAATATATTTAAAGGGCTATTATAGATTTTATATACAAAATGCTTTACACTGTATGGATAATTCTATAGGAGGAATATTATGAGTCTAAAAAAAAAATTAAAGAAAGCTGCTAAATTTGCTGGAGCAGCTTATTTAGCAAGTAAAGCTATGTCAGGAGCTGGAGCTGGTGTAAACGTAGATAAAGGCAGAGGAAGTGCATTAAGTAATATGTACAGAAAATCATACACTGATGGTATTATGAGAGGTGGAAAAGGAACTAAAGCTGCTAGTATTGGTATTATGGATAAAATTGGTAATGCTGCTAGTAAGGTTCTTAACATGGGTCCAGGAAAAAATGCTACATCTAAAAAAGGCGGAACATTAGCTAGAAAAATTTTAAGTGGTAGTACTTTTGGATTAGATGATATGGGCGGAGCTAAATATGGTGGCATGATGGATAAAAAAATGTATGGTGGCATGATGAAAGCTAGTAACGGTAAATACGTTAAAACATCTTGTAAATTAGGAAGAAATAAAAAAACATTAATTACTTAATAATTTAATGGCTATTGAAACTGATAACCCAATCAACGAAGAAGTTGATGTTGAGCAAGAAGCAGTTATTGAATTACCACCAGAAGATGGTGAAGAAGAAATAACTGAAGAAGCTGAACAGGATTTCTATGCCAACATTGCAGAGACGATTGATGACAAAGCATTATCACAACTTGCATCAGATTTAATTTCTGAATATCAAAGTGATAAAGAATCTAGAAAAGAATGGGAAGACACCTATAGAAATGGTTTAGATCTTTTAGGATTTAAATACAAGTCAACTACTCAACCATTCAAAGGAGCAAGCAATGTTACTCATCCTCTATTAGCAGAAGCGGTGACTCAGTTTCAAGCGCAGGCTTATAAAGAATTACTTCCAAGTGATGGTCCAGTAAAAACTAAAATTGTTGGACTACAAAATGAAGCAGTAGAAGCTCAAGCTGAAAGAGTAAAAGATTTTATGAATTTCCAGATTATGGAAAAGATGGAAGAGTATACTCCAGAGTTTGATCAGTTATTATTTTATCTACCATTAGCAGGATCTGCATTTAAAAAAATATATTACGATGCTTTGATGGAAAGAGCAGTGTCTAAGTTTATTCCTGCAGAAGATTTAGTTGTACCTTATTTTGCAACAGATTTAAAAGATGCTCCTAGAATTACACACGTATTAAAACAATCAGAAAATGATTTACTAAAAAAGATGGCTACAGGATTTTACAAAGAAGTAGATCTAATGAAGCCAGAGAAAAAAGAAAACAAAATTCAAGATAAGTATAATGAATTAGAAGGTGTTAAGCCTGTAGAAACAAATGATTATATCTACAGTGTTTTAGAAATGCATGTTGATTTAGATTTATCAGATTATATTGCAGAGAATGAAGAAGATAAAATTAATATTAAAATTCCTTACATTGTAACTATAGAAGAATCTACAAGAAAGATTTTATCTATTTATAGAAATTATGCAGAAGACGATGCTAAATTTACAAGGAAAGAATATTTTTCACACTACAAATTTTTACCTGGCTTAGGTTTCTATGGTTTTGGATTAATTCATATGATCGGTGGCCTGTCACGAACAGCAACTACTGCATTAAGACAATTACTAGACGCTGGAACATTATCTAATTTACCTGCTGGATTTAAATCTAGAGGAATGAGAATTAGAGATGATGACCAACCAATTCAACCAGGAGAGTTTAGAGATGTAGATGCACCTGGCGGAAATATTAGAGATCAGTTTCAATTACTACCTTTTAAAGAACCAAGCACAACTTTATTTAACCTCCTAGGTTTTTGTGTAGATGCAGGAAGAAGATTTGCATCGATTGCTGATCAGCAAGTAGGTGATGGCAATCAAGCGGCAGCAGTTGGTACTACAATTGCACTTCTAGAAAGAGGTTCTAGAGTAATGTCAGCTATTCATAAGCGTTGTTATTATGCAATGAAGCAAGAATTTAAACTTTTAGGCAAGGTTATATCGGAATACCTACCTCCTGAGTATCCATACGCAGTCTACGGGGCTGAGAGAGTCATTAAAGTACAAGATTTTGATGAGCGAGTAGATATTTTACCGGTTGCAGACCCAAATATTTTTTCAATGTCGCAAAGAGTGACGTTAGCACAGACACAATTGCAAATTGCACAGTCAAATCCACAATTACATAACTTACATGAGGCTTATAGACGTGTTTACGAAGCTTTAGGTACTAAAGAAATACCTCAAATATTAAAACCAGACCCAAAACCTTTTCCAAAAGACCCTGCAATAGAAAATATGGAGGCATTACAGTCATTACCAATGACAGCTTTTCCAGAACAAGACCATGATGCACATATTGCAGCGCATTCTGCATTTATGAGAACTAGAATGGTGCAAATTAACCCTATGGTCTATGCAAATTTACAAGGACACATCTCTCAACACGTTTCTATGAAAGCTTCTGCTGAAGTTATGTCTATGATGCAACAAGATCCACAAATGATGGAGTTGATGCAACAAAATCAACAACAATTTAGAGCAATATTTGATTCAGAGACAGCAAAAAGAATTGCACAGATAACTGCAGAGCTTGCACAGAATGAAACTATGATGGATAACCAAAAACAAGATCCTGTTGTTATGTTAAAACAAAGAGAATTAGATTTAAGAGCTATGGACTTACAAAGACGGGTTGAAGAGGGTAATATGAAGATAGAAAATCAAGAGGGTCAGTTTGATGAAAGATTAGACTTTGATAGATTAAAATTAGAAACAAACGATGAGCAATCTGACAAAAGATTAGATCTTGCTCGAGAAAAAATGGAGAAACAAAATGAAAAAAAAGCACGGACTGGAAAATAGTTATAAAAAATTAAGAATGGGTGGAATGTTCTACTCTAAAGGTGGCGGGGCAGATATGTCTACTAAACAAAAAGCAATGGCAGCCAAAGCACCACCTCCAAATGTATTAGATGGAAAAGACTTTGCAGTTCTTAGAGCAGAAAAAGCAAAAGGCAGAGGCATGGGTCTTCAAGATGAAAAATTAAAACCAGGTAAAGTACAAAAAGCATTTATGGGATTAGCTGTAGAAGCAATGAAAAAAGCAAAAGACAAAGGTGCTAAACCTATTGAATTATTATCTCCTGTAGCAATGGCTAAAAGATTTTTTACTAAAGGTGGAAAAGTTAAAAAATAATGACCACCCTATATAGACACAAAGTTTCTGGCAAAAGATCAGGGCCACCACCTAAACGTGGCCCAAACCCCCAAGTGCCTCCAGTAAAATTAAACAAAGGAAGCAAACAAGTGGTAAAAGCTGGTTATCATAGAATGCCTGATGGTAGTATTATGAAAAACAGTGCTCACAAGGGGTATAAAAAGTAATGTGGTTCTCAGCAATTAAATTAGCTGTTCAAGCGGGTAGTCATATCTACAAAAATAAACAAAAAACTAAAATGCTTATGGCAGATGCACAGATGCATCATGCAGAAAAGATGGCTCGAGGTGAGGAAGCTTACCAAGGTAAATTATTAGAATCAAGAAATTCAGACTGGAAAGATGAGTTCATTTTATTATTATTAAGTTTGCCAATTTTAATGTTAGGATTTTCTGTATGGTCAGATGATCCAACTCATATGGAAAAAATGAAATTGTTCTTTGAATATTTTTCTGATCTTCCTTTTTGGTACCAGACTATTTTCGTGGGAGTAATTGCTAGTGTCTATGGTTTAAAAGCAACAGATTTAATTAAGAGGAAATAATGAAAAAAGATAAAAAGAAATTAACACCATCTGAAAAATATCAACAATTAAAAAAACATACTGAAGATGCAGGTATGAAAGTAAAAGAAGAA